TATGCAAGAAGAAAAAAAACAAGACTTAATTGATGTCGGAGAAGAACAAGGAGCCGAGATTAATTTTGATGAAAACAACGAACAAATAAAAGAACCCGTTGTAGAAGATAAGTTGGAAGTTGAACAAGTTGATGAACAACCTGTTGAAACAAAAACTGAAAATCAAGAAGAGAAAAAGGATGAGAAAGAAGACGAGTTAGAAAAATATAGTGAAGGCGTTCAAAAACGTATTGCTAAATTAACTCGTAAGATGAGAGAAGCTGAAAGGCAAAAGGAAGAAGCCATTGCTTATGCACAAGCTGAAATGTATAAAAGACAAGAATATGAAAAACGATATTCTACTTTAGATAAAAATTACGTTTCTGAATTTGAAAATAGAGTTAAGACTAATATGGAAGCAGCTAAATTAGCTCTTAAAAATGCTATTGAAAATCAAGACGTAGAAGCTCAGATAAATGCACAACAGCAAATAGCTAATCTTTCTATAGATGCGGCTAGATTAAATGCTTTTAAATCTCAAGAACGAATTGTTCAAGAAGATAAAAAAGTTAATATTACACCGCAACAATATCAAACCGTTAATAATTATAAAGGTTATGATTTACCTAAAGATACACCTTTAGATCAAAAAGCAGAGGCTTGGGCATCTAAAAATACATGGTTTGGTAATGATTCCGCTATGACTTATACGGCTTTTGATATACATAAAAAGCTTGTGGATGAAGAAGGATTTGATCCTCAATCAGACGAATATTATGCAGAAGTGGATAAAAGAATAAGACTTGAATTTCCGCATAAATTTGGTAAGATTGAAGAACAAGTAACAGAAAGAGCAAAACCTGCTCAAACTGTTGCATCCGCTAAACGTCCAAGCGTAACAGGACGCAGAAAAACTGTGAAACTCACACCTTCACAGGTAGCAATTGCTAAAAGATTAGGTGTGCCACTCGAAGAATACGCAAAACAATTAACCGCGAAGGAGGTACAAGCGTAATGGAAAAAGATAATGATATAAAAACTTCTCGCGCGAGTCAGACAAGAGTGAAGTCAAATAGACCTCAAACTTGGACTCCCCCGTCATCACTTGATGCACCACCTGCGCCTGATGGATTCAGACACAGATGGATAAGAGCTGAGACTATGGGCTTTGATGATACAAAGAACATGTCAGGCAAGATCAGATCAGGATGGGAACTCGTGAGAGCAGACCAATATCCTGAAACGGATTATCCAACTGTGAAAGAAGGCAAATATGCAGGAGTCATAGGGGTTGGCGGCCTATTGCTGGCTAGGATACCAGAAGAGATCGCGAAATCTAGGGAAGCTTATTTTAATAAGCAAACCAAAGATAGAGATGAAGCAGTTAACAACGATCTCATGAAGGAACAGCATCCAAGTATGCCTATCAATAGTGATAGACAAACTCGTGTAACCTTCGGTGGTTCAAAGAAATAATCTTTTGGTAATTTCTAAGACTACCGATCAACTTAAAATAGGAGAAAAAAACTATGGCAAATAAAGATGCCGCTTTTGGTTTAAGACCTATAGGCAAAGTTGGTCAAAATGCAGACAACCAAGGTCTATCTGAATATTTAATTGCAGATGCTTATGCAACTTCTATATTCCAAGGTGACCTAGTAACTGCTGTGAACGGCGGTACCGTTGAAGTAATCGATGATGCAACCACAACTAACATTTTGGGTGTATTCTGGGGAACTTTTATTACAAAAGATCCAACTTCTGGTAAACCAAGGTTCGCGAACTACTACAGTTCGACTGACGTTGCTTCTGGTGAAGAAATCAGAGCATTTGTATATGACGATCCTTTCGCAAGGTTCGAAATCCAAGCTGATGGTACGGCTAATGGTCAAGGCGATGTGTTTGCAAACGCAAACATCGTATACGGATCACCAAGCACGATCAACGGCGTATCAAAAACTGAACTTGCTACAGCGACAATTGCGTCCGCTACAGCAGTACAATTAAGAATTATGGGCGTATCTAAAGATATCGAGAACAGTGATATCGCTAGTGCGAACGTTAACTTTGTGGTTAACATCCCAGGTCACTTGTACAGAAGTTCATCACAGGTCAACAGTTAATAAGGAGATATAAATTATGGCTATATCAAGACAACAGCTAGTTAAAGAACTAGAGCCAGGTTTAAATGCTTTATTTGGCCTGGAATACAAACGATATGAGAACGAGCACGCAGAAATTTTCGATTCAGAAAATTCAGACAGAGCTTTTGAAGAAGAAGTAATGTTATCTGGATTCGCGAATGCTGCCGTGAAACCTGAAGGTTCTGGAGTGTCTTATGACAATGCTCAAGAAACTTTCACTTCTCGTTACACTCACGAAACAATCGCTTTAGCGTTTGCGATCACTGAAGAAGCGATCGAAGACAACTTGTATGATAGACTTGCGTCTAGATACACAAAAGCATTAGCTAGATCTATGGCTAATACTAAGCAAGTTAAAGCGGCTAACGTATTGAACAACGCGTTTAATACAAACTACCCTGGTGGAGATGGAAAAGAGCTTTTAGCTACAAACCATCCTACAATTGCTGGTACTTTCTCGAATGAGTTAGCAACTTCTGCTGACTTAAACGAAACATCTTTGGAGCAATCATTAATTGATATTGCTGCATTCACAGATGAAAGAGGTTTGAAAGTTGCTGCAAGAGGAATGAAATTAATCATCCCAAGTGAATTACAATTCACAGCGGAAAGATTAATGAAGTCTTCAGGTAGAGTTGGAACAGCAGATAACGATGTAAATGCAGTCGTGTCTATGGGAATGATCCCTCAAGGTTATGTAGTAAACCACTACTTAACTGACACAGATGCGTTCTTCATCAAAACTGATGTGCCAAACGGACTTAAAATGTTCGTAAGATCACCTATCAAAACTTCAATGGAAGGTGATTTTGATACTGGTAACGTAAGATATAAAGCTAGAGAAAGATACAGCTTCGGTTGGTCTGATCCTAGAGGTATCTTCGGTTCGCCAGGCGCGTAATCGAATCTAAATATAGGGCGGGCTTGACTCGCCCTATATTTTTTGTTAAAAGTGGTTAAGAGAAGATGAGAGAAAGAATAGGATTATTTGTAGCAACCCCCGTCCACGGTCAAGTGTCCATGCACTATACTTCCGCGTGCCTCAATCTACAGGAAACTTGTTTTCAACAAGGCATTCCCATTACGTTTTGCTTACAACAAGATTCAGTTTTAACACAAAATAGAAATCGTTGTGTGGCTCAGTTTTTAAAAACTGATGCAACCTTTACTCATTTTTTATTTATTGATTCTGATATTTATTTTCATCCTCAATCCATTTTACAAATGATCGCCGTAGACCGAGAAGTCATTTCCATGCCTTATCCACAAAAACATATTAATTATGAAGCGATGTTTAAACAAGTCAAAGAAGGAAAAATTAAAAGCGCTGAAGATTTGAGAACCGCAGGTTATCAATATCCGGTAAAAGTAAAAAATGATCAATCGATTTTAGATAAACATGGAGTGATGGAAATTTCTCATGCTCCTACGGGTACTTTGTTAATTCAACGTCATGTCTTTCATAAACTGATTCATGCCTATCCTGAATTAAAAATTAAAGGCAATGTTAAAGAACCTTATTATAATTTTTTTGATTTTTATCATGATAAAGAAAGCCAAAGTTATTATGGAGAAGATTTTGGTTTTTCCAAACTATGGTCTGATTTGGGTGGAAAAATTTATGCCTATATTATGGATGAAGTGGCTCATATTGGAGACCATATTTACTATGGTAAAATGTATGATAATTTAAGTTATAGGAGACCGATCAAGGATGAAGAAGTATCTAATTAAAATTTATACCAAACATTTACAGACAAAATTTTTTATTTACCCAGATCATGAAATTACAGACATACAAGACATACATCAATATGTTATTGACAATCTAGGAAAAAATGGTATAGAATGGGAGCCTAATCGGCTGAAATTTACTGGCGGATTTTATATAACCTATGAGGAGGTTAACGATGGCAAACAACACGATGTTACTCTTCGCAAAGAAGATACAGCTTGAGTCCAAATGGAACGAAATGTATCTTTCTAATAATGGCAAGATAACAACTGATATGCTACAATTAGGGGATGAGATCAAAACGGTTATTCGATCTATCCTGAAAGCACAAGAAGACGATGTTCATAATTATGCTAATTCTAATGATTATGAAATACATCAATTTGCTGGCTAATTAGTAGTTAACATGGAATAAAAAGTGTGTTTAGACTAAGGGATACCTTGCACTTCTCCATAATTTTCTATATATTATAATCACTATACAATTATTTAGAATACTGACGAGTATAGTCGACGGCCTAGAGACAGTATTCTATAAACTAGGAGGATAATAACATGGCAAACAAAACAACTTTCACT